GTCATATAGGTTGCAAATTCAGCCCCTGCACCCATAAGAGATTCGGCATCATAAATGCCTGTTGAAGATAGTTCTTCAGATTTAGCAATTATTCTGTCGTAAGCCTTTTCCCATTCAGCCCCCGTCATATTTGCAAGAGTTGTGGAAAGCTGGGCTTTTACATTAATTTCTTTGTTTAAGTCGGAAATGCCTTCTTTTACTATTTCTACTACTGAATTTATGGAAAAATAAGCTCCGACCATTCCTAAAATCTTTTTTGTTAAATTTTCTGCTGCATTAGAACCAGAATTTACTGCATTGTTAAAGTTATTCTGTTCATCGGTCATATTTCTAATGGACAAGGAAGCTTGATTTAATTGTTCTCTAATGCCTCTAATAGATTCTGGCGATATTCCAGTTTCGGAAGTGCTTTCTAAATCTTCCCAAGTAGAAATTGTCATATTAAGAGCATTTATTATATTGTTTAGAGGAGCAGTCATCCTGTCGGTTAAACTTATGCTTGTGCTAATACCATTCAAAAGCCTCACCTCCTACTCTTTTTATTTTTTAAATTTTCAGTTTCTTTTCGTTCTTTTTCAGCCTTTATATCTATGCAAGCTATAATAAAAGCCTTTTCTTTTTGGTCTAATTCTAAAAAAACTGATGGTAATATTTTAAGCTTGTGAAGGCAATAATAAGCATAATTAGCTTCAAAATCACCTTCATTTATGAGTTTTTTGCTTCTTCAATATCCTCTTGCAGAGTGCTAAAACCGCTAATATCCTGCACTTTTTGAAGAAGCGCCATATATTCGCCCACATCGTCTATAAGTTCTGTAAGTAAATCTTCAGCAGAAGCAACGCCATAACTATTTTGCAAGGCTTTATTGTAAAGGTCTGGAACTACCACGGAAGCACAAAGAATTTTTCGTATATAGAGTTTATTATCAATTTTAGTTCTATAAACTCCCTTTTTCCCGCTGATTGGCACTTCAACAGTGCAACTTTCGCTGATTTTTTCGTGAAATTTAGAACTTATTGGCTTTAATTCCCAAAGAAGAGGGTCGCCCTTTTCATCGCAAAGAGATTTAGTAGCTGGATAAAGAACTTTCGGTTTATCCTTTTTGTTGGCTTTCATAAAATTTTCAAAATTCATTTTTTAGTCCTTTCTAAAAAAGAAGCCTCACAAAAAAGCAAGGCTTCCAATAAATCCATTACATATAGCTGGGATTGGTATATTTTTCAGGTCTTTCGAAGTCTTCTGCATAGCCAGAAAGTTCTTGCTCTATAAATTCACCGTCTGTATCGAACATAGAAAGAAGAACATCGCCATCTAAAACACAATCGGTATAAATTTTTGTCGAGCTTCCCATTGAAGTTGCTGGGTCTTCTGATGTTACTTGAATATCAAAAGTAGGCATAACGCCTGTTTTCTTAAATGTTTCTACTACATCATCGAAAATTTCAGTGGTTTTATAGACGGTCATAGAAAAAGCAATAGTAGCTCCTACAACCTTATGACCTTTAATCATTCGTCCTAAAACTGGAACTTCCGCTGTTTCAATGTTAATTTTGGATTCAAATTTTTTAGCCATAAGCATAGCATATCTATTTTCACCGAGAGTAACATAGACAGTTGCCAGTTTCGTGCTGGGAGCGTCATTTGTTGGCATATAAGGCATAATCTAACCTCCTTTTCTTATGCAACAATTACTTGCATATACAATTTAGCCATAGCGTTTACGATAGTTACGGCATCGCCAACAAGCACAGAATTTCTCGCTTCACCTTGTGCTACTGTAACATCGGCAGAATCAAAGTCTTGAATTGCTCTTATCTGCTGTAAGGAATTGTGATGCTTTACAATGTCATTCCACAGGCTAATGCGTCCTGCTTTATCATTTGGAACATTGCCTAAATATTTAGTATTGAACAAGCTTGCAATATCGTTTGCGATTTGGTCCATAACTCTAATGCTCTGATTTTCACAGAAGATTTCTTTTGCTTTTTCGTCTGTGCCAGTTACGAAGGTATTTATATCGGCAAGAACTCTTACATTGCCATTTACATTATGAAAAGCAAACTTACCGCTATTCATAGCTGTTTCAAGTTGGCTTTGAGTATAAGCGGTATTTACGCTATATTCTCCTGTGTAGGGCTGATTGAGTAAAGTTTTGTTGACGGCACAGCAGCTTTCTGCACCTGTTACCCAGTAGACTAAATCTGCATTTCCGGCTCCTGTATCACTGGGGCTATTCATTACAGATATTACGCCCTCATAATCCGCTGTTACATAATCGTGCAAGACAAGTTGGAATTTCTTTCCTACTTCATCTCTTAAACGCTTGCAAAAAGCAGTTACAAGGGATTTAGTAGTGCTATCTATGGTAACTACTCCCATAGTATTAAAAGAATAGTTTTCAATGGCTGCGAGATAATTGGAATAACTGGTGCCAGAAACAGTGCCATTAGTTCCACCAGAAAGAGGAGTTCCCGCAGTTGCAGCAAGAGTAGCAGTTTTATCATAAACGATAAAATCACAGTCTACTAAATTAGCAGAACTGGCAAGTCCTATTTGTTCATCGATTTTTGTAGTTCCAAGATAGGATGTCACGTCCCATTTTGAAGAATCATCTGCATTTACAGTAATTACAATTTTAAGGTCATTGCCCCTCGTTCCACACCATTTTGCAGTGCCGTATGTACAAGTTGCCTTTACTCCGCCACTTGTAAGCTTATAGGCATAAAGCTTTTTAAGCCCTGTGCAGAATAAATCACGAAGCCCTTTTAAATGGCTGTCATCGTAGGCATAGCCTAAAATTTTAAAACTGTTTTTCTGAAAATCCGAAGCAGATATTTCAAACACGCTGCTATCTTGTCCCCAGTTAAGCTCCAAAGGCATTGTAGCAATACCTCTATCGGAAAGAGCCGAAGAAGAAAGAGCAGCGGAAACAAAGTTAATATATGCACCAGGTAAAACCTTGTTTTGAGTAAGCCAAGTTCCTCCACCAAGCATATTAGTTCACCTTACCTTTCAAATATTTTGCAATAAGTTTTTTAGCCTCATTAACGGTATAGGTGTTTTCATCGTCAAAAAGGCTTGAATTTATTAAATCTATATAGTCTTTAAACTGATTAGCTTTTAAAAGCTGTTTTCTCGTATATTTTGTTATATCCATAGTTAATGTCCTTCGGTTTCTACCGATACAGTTTGCATAGCAACTTCTGTGGTTGCGGTCTTTAATAAAAAGACATCGTAATTCACAAAACAATTTACGATTCCATCTGTAAACTGAGCATTTAAATTTGTGCTGTGCAATACCTTCTGGTTTACAGTAATATTTTCCAGACAATCGAAAAGAGTTTGCATAATGGAAATACATTCTGATTTTGAATTTTGTACCTGTGGAAAGTACTGTATACAAAACTGTTGAGTGCTTTTATACCGTCTTCCTAAATCCAAATTAAAAGCAGGATTTAAGCATTGCACAAAAAAGCAAGGTTCTTGTAAACCTTGCTCAACTCGCTCTGTATAGATTTTATATGAAGCACCGAAAGCCGAAAAAAGAGCATTCACTATCCCTTGTAATATATCATCTATCATTTTAGCCTCGATAATAAATAATTCATAAGTTTAGCTTCCAAAATTTGCGGAGCGGCTGCTTGTATTTCATTTTCAGAAATAGTGAGCATAAATTGCCCTTCCACCCAGCCTTTTTGATTTGCAGTTCTATGCCCGTATTCCACATAAGACGCATACTCAACAGGATTTGTAATAACTATCGTATAATTATTGCCCTGTTTGGATATGTTAAGGGAATTTACCCAAGTAGAGGCATTTTTGCCTTGACCTTTGCCATTTTCTGCTTCCTCGTGGGAATTAGCCGTCCAACCTCTTCTTAAAGTTCCCCCCATTTTGCCAGACCCTTGTGGATATTGTCCAACAGGAGTTCTTTTTATGGTTTTGGCAAGAAGTCTTGCAGCAAGTTCTTTTATACAGGAGCGAATAAATTCGTCTTCTTCTTGTTGGGAAGTTAAATATAAAAGCTTGTTTCTAAACTGCCTAAGCTGGCGAGCGTCAAATCTGGTATTTGCCATTATGCCCACCTCTCAAATAGTTCTAAATTCACTTCTTTGTGAGTACCGTAAACTATTTCTTCACCAGAGTTCATATAAGCCGTTGTTATAGAATTTTGCGTAACTACGATTTTAGAACCTGCTTTTATAGTATATGCTGGGTCATAAAAAAGTTTAGTAAGCTGTGTTTTTTCTGATATATCAGCATTACTGCTTTTAGGAGCTTGTGAAAAAGATAATCTGCAAGGAATATCTGTAAGCACCAAAGTTTCAGCACTGCTTGTAATATGAGTGCTTTGTGAAGTCTGTTGAACATACTCATAGACCTTTGCCGTTCCTATATATCCTTTTTCCAGTGCAGCTTTTGCCTTTACCACCGTATTTTGCGATAGCATAGCAAATCACCGTCCTTTAAAAGAGCTTTTAGCAGTAAATCAAACTTTTCTATATCCGAACCAGCCGAGCCAAAAGATACCGAAGTGTCGCCCTCTGATACGCTTTGCACAAAGCTCGAAAGGTCAAGACCAGACAGCGAAAGCTGCCCAGTCTGATATTTTACGCTTAAAAATTCGCCACTTATGCGGTCAACGGTAAAATTAAAAAGCCCTGTTGGAATAGTGCTTTGGTTCGTCTCGTTTACAATATGGCTATATGCTTTTTGAACAGCAAAGACAAGAGCAAAAACATCTGCACTGGTCGGAGTATAGCCAAAGCTTACAAGGCGGTCAATTACCTTTTCCGTATAGGCTTCTTGTTTTTCGTTGTTTAGAATGGCATTTACAGCATCTATTACGGTCTGATATGTATGATTTGCCATAATTCAAACCGCCTTTCAAATTAGCCTCTGGAAACAATCTTGCAGATTGGAATAGCTTTTGTATCAATGGCATTAGTGCCATCGTTTATGACATTCCAGTTAGTGCCTGTTGCAAGAGCGCTATTAGAAGCAGAAGCAACAACAGAACCTACAAAGCTCATCCCTTCTACACCGCAAATATAGCGGTCTCTTACATAAAGCGTATCTTGTCCACCATTGACTTTTGGGTCTCTATCCATTTCGTAAGGAACGGAATCGCCTATTTCGTCAAGCACGATTGCACCTTCACCAAGAACATAGGTTGTATAGTTGGTTTCGATAACAGGAGCAGTAGCGTCTTTTGTAATGGTTGCTTTAAAGCTTGCTGCGTCATCAGCAACAGAAGCAGAGAACCAAGCGTCAGGAGCAGTAGTCTTTTGAGTACCAGTTACCGTATCAGAAGAAACCGTCCAAGTGAAGTTTGCAATTTCACCAGTGGTTACTGCGTCAAGGAAGTTTTTAATAGCAGTAGCTTCTTTTGCAGCGGTATCAGAATCAGGAATATCAATCTGATTGCCTGTTGCACCAGAAGTTTTCCATTCTATTTCAGTTCCGCAAACAGTGAACTTATCCCCTGCGGTTGCAGTTGCAGTTACCTTAATGGTATGAACGCCCTGTGTGGTTACAACTTTTTCAGTTGGCATCTCGTCATCCACAAGAACCAGCTTCCCGTTCCAAGTTCCAAGTGCCAAGTCTCTTTGTACCCCGTCTTTGTCGGTCTGCTTTAAGTATTCCAAAAGACGAAGGTTTTCAAGATTTGTTGCAACGGAGCTATGCATAATCACGAGTTTAAAGATATTCTTATTATCTCCGCAAGCTTTTTGAATAGCAGAGTTGAGAGTAGAAGCTCCAACGGTTTTTGTAGCTTGTCCTGTAATATCGTAAGTATGCTTTGTCTTAAATTCATTCGCTGCTTTTGCAGAAACGGAAGAACCAGAGCTATTCATTGCATAAATGCCTTCGAGGATTTTTAAAATCATCTTTTGTTTTACGGAGAATTTATAGTCGGCAATTTGTGCTGCTACATTGTCCATAAAATCTACGCCAGCTGTGATGTTTTTAGAGAAGGAGCGTTCAGTCCAACCATCCATACGGGAAGCCACTATAAAGCCCTGTGAGAAAGTAGTTGTATTGGTAGATAAAATATTGGTTGCTCCGTCATTATTC